ATAGTGGAGTAACACGAAGATGGCTATTCAAATCAGTGGTACAGAAGTAATCAGCAACAGTAGGGGCTTGAATAACATAGCCTCTGTTGACGCAACTACAGCAGCTTCTATCAGTGCGGCTGGTGTAGGAGGCGGTGGCACTATTGACTTTACTGCTGATGGTGCAATTTCTGCTGGCGATGTTGTGGTGCTAAATAGTGATGGGACTGTTAGTACAGCCTCTGAAAGTACGTTGTCACGTTCAGTTGTTGACACACACACTTTGTCTGATGCAAATGCCAGTGCAAGAGTACAAACTATTGTTTACGATAGTGTAAATGACAAAACGGTTATCATTTATGTCAATAATGCAAACAACCTAGTTGCAAGGGTTGTAACTGTTACCGCATCTACTCTTTCAGTAGGGAATGCCGTTACAGTTTACAGTGGAAATCCTGTCAATGTCACAGCAACATTTGATCCAGACAACGGAGTTGTGGTTGTAACCTATTCTTTTACACTAAGTAATTATTTTATAATCGGCACTGTTTCTGGCACTACGATTACTTTTGGAAGTGCCATTACTCATACTACTGCAAACATACCTAGTAGAATATATATAGGAGATATGGATTATGACACTACTGCAAATAAAGTTATTTATGTCTACACAGATTATAATAACAATCAATATTTAACGGTCAGCGTTGGTACAGTTTCAGGCAACTCAATCTCATTTGGTACAAAAGTTACTCTTTATACTAGCACCAGTCCTAACGGTATGATTAGGTATATTCCACAGATAGATAAAACAGCCTTTATTACACGATCTACAAAAGTTGGCTTAATAACTACGAGTGGCACAACGGCAACTGTTGGCACACTAGCAAGTTTACCTTCATCTGGAACAGCATATTTCATGTCAAAGCCAATATATGATATACCAGAGGATAGGATCGTATTTTGTTATATTGATGCTGGAGAAGATGTTATTTTGGCTATTGCCCAGCCTTCTGGCACTTCTTTGTCTATGGGATCAAAAATTACTGTTGATGCATCTACAAGTTTCTGGGGTAGACAGCCCACAGGAGAATACAATGCTAACTCTGATAAAATAAGTATCTATTATGGAACTTTTTCTTCAAGTCAGGTTGTAACTGGCACAGTCAGCAACTTGTCTTGGTCGCAAGATAGTGGCTCTGTTAGCTTTAGTCACGGTAATGGAGATTACAATAATTCTATTTTTGACAGTAGTGATAATAGAATTGTTTTTTTATCCGCTAATAAATATTTAGACCTTTTTAGAAATGCAGAAACTACCTCTGACAATAGCAGTTGGATTGGCATATCAACACAAGCAATATCTGACACAGCTTCAGGATCAGTAACGGTTCTAGGTGGCGTTAACGATCAGCAAACAGGCTTGACGATAGGGACAACTTACTACGCTGACACAGACGGTACACTTACGGCAACTGCAAATAATTACAAAGTAGGTAAAGCCATAGCCGCAACAGACCTACTTATCACTGAGGGCAACACCTAATGGCTATTCAGATAAGTGGCACAGAGGTTATTAGTGACAGCAGAGGCTTAAATAATATAGCTTCTGTGGATGCTACAACTGCTGCATCTATTTCAGCAGCAGGGGTTGGCGGTGGCGGCACGTATGACTTTGTTGCTTCTGGAGCCATATCTGCTGGTGATGTAGTGGCTTTGAATGCGGCGGGTACAGTAAGTGTTGTTTCGTCCAGCAACATTGCAAACTGGGTAGGCATTGCAACTGCTGCTATTTCAAGTGGAGCCACAGGAACAGTCACTATATTTACTGGTACAAACGATCAGCAGTCAGGCTTAACGGCTGGAACAGTTTACTACGCCAACACCTCTGGCGGGCTTTCTACATCTGGCACGTATAAAGTTGGCAAGGCTATATCCGCAACGGAAATACTAATTGAAGAAGGTAACGCATGAAAACGATAACATTTAATGACAGCAATGTTTCCGTATATTTGTTTGCTGACGACAAAGCATTGGACGTACAGTCCGACAAAATAATCGTTGGCGATCCAGAAGAACTAATCATTGGCGATTGTAACAGCAGTAATGTTACAGTGCATGAGAACGTCACAGAGCCAGATGATTGGTTTGGTTGGAAATATTTCTACGATGGCACAACGTGGACACTAAACCCAGATTGGGTAGACCCTAGAGAGGGATAAGTAAATGCTTGGCTTTACACCTTTAGCATCGGCACCGTTAGCAGACGCAGGTTCAGCAGATGCTAATGTAGTCTTAACTAGTGTAACAGCCACAGGTGTTGTAGCTACAACTACTACAGTTGAAGGTACTGCTAATGTAACAGCTACAAGTGTAACTGCAAGTGGTGCAATAGGAACTGCAAACATAGCAAACCTTGTATTTGTTACAGGTGTATCTGCTACAGGAGAAGTTGCTACAACCACTACAGTTGATGCTGAAGCAGTTGTAACAGCAACAGCAGTAACTGCTACAGGTGCTCTTGGTACGATAACTACTGAAACATCTGTAGTACTCTCAAGTGTAACTGCTACAGGTGTAGTAGAAGAGCTAGACGAAGACCCTGACAACGTAGTCATTGAAGCAGATGCTACAGCTACACTAACTGCAGTAACAGCTACTGGTGTTCTTTCTACTAACACTACAACTACAGCAGATGCTAACGTAGTACCGACAGCAGTTACGGCTACAGGTGTTATAGATACTAATTTTGTTATAAAGTTAGACGCTAACGTAGCAGCAACTGAAGTAACAGCAAGTGGTGTAGTAGACACAAACACAGTACCAGTTATCTCTGTCGTACCTACAAGTGTCACAGGTACAGGTGCATTAGGTACTGTAACACTTAGAGTTGGCATAGACGTAGATGTTGCCTCTGTATCTGCTACAGGTGTTATAGAAGACGTTGTAGTAAAAGGTGATGCGAATGTAGATACTACTGCAGTGATAGGCACAGGTGCACTAGGTACTGTAGAAGATTACGTTGTATATGCAGATAATTACAGTAGAGATCGTGTAGTATTTATAGGTAGAAAAACACCTAATCTAGATAGAACTGTTTACGTTGAAGAAGAAAACAAAGTAGTTTGGATAGAACGACAAAATACAAACAGAACAGTTTATGTAGAAGAAGATAATAGAACAGTTTGGATTGAATATAAACAAACTAACAGACTATATAAAGCAGCATAGGAATAAAATATGTCGTATAAATGGCCTAACAAAGACCCAGATGAAGTGCTAGACTACAGTGTAGATTGGTCTAGGTTTCTTGGTGATGCAACTATTTCTAGTGTTGCTTGGTATGTTGATGATGCAGACGATGTAAAGACTTCTGTATCTGCTGTGGCTGACACAACTATTAATGGATTGATTACAAAGTACGCAGGGATTACAAACACTAATACTGTTGCAACTATTCGTTTAAGCACAGGCACAAATAACACTGTGTATAAAATATACTGCCAAATGACAGACAGTGATGGTCTTGTATCAGAACGTGTAATCAGACTTAGAGTGAAGGAAAACTAATGGCTTACAATTATCTTGAACTAGTAAATGAAGTTAATCGTAGGCTTAATGAAGTTGAGCTTACATCCTCTAACTTTGCTAGTGCTACAGGTCAGTATGGTCAGATTAAAGATGCTGTAAATGCAGCTATTAGACACATCAATCACGAAGAGTTTAACTGGCCTTGGAATCACGTTGAAGCAGAAGAAATTCTTACTCCTGGTGTTGCTCGTTATGGATATCCTTATGATGTAAAAGTTATAGATATGGATAGCTTTCGTATTAAGCGTGATAGTGATTTAAATGTGGAAACTGTTAAATTAAAGAAGCTAGATTACAAAGAATACCTTGACAAATACGTTGATTATGAGTATAACTCTAATACTAATATTCGTTCTAAGCCTACTATGATTGCTAGAGCACCTAGTCAAGAGTTTATTGTTGTATCTCCCCCTGACAAAGCATATGAACTTATCTATGAGTATTATAGAAATCCTGTTGACTTAGAGTTATATAGTGACATACCAACAGTACCTCAAGAGTTTAAACATATCATAGTGGATGGTGCTATGCATTACGCTTATAACTTTAGAGGCGATGCACAACAAGGCTCTATTAGTGACTCTCGCTTTAGAGAAGGTATCAAGTTTATGCGTACTCTATATATCAACTCTAACGACTATATTAGATCGACAGTAATAAACAATACATATAACAATGTAACAAACTATAGAGTATTCTAATATGCCTACACAATGGAGCACTTTTCCTGTAGAGTTTAGAGGTGGCCTTGTGTCAAACCTGAGTCCTTTACAACAAGGCATAAACGCTATTGGTTCAGCTACTATATTGCAGAACTTTGAACCGTCCTTACAGGGTGGCTACAAGAAAGTTTCAGGCTATCAGAAGTTTAGCGATACTGAAGTAACAGGTACTGGTGACATAGAAGGTGTAGCTATTATGCCTTACCAAACAGCTAACATTGTAATAGCTGTTCGTAATAAGAAATACTACTTAAGTACAGGCGGGGCTTGGACTCTTAAAGGTACTGCAGCAGATACTACAACATCTAAAGTAAGACATACCTGGTATAACTTTGATGGTACTAATAATCTTGTATTTGTAGATGGTATTAACTATCCTGCGTACTATGATGTAACAGCAGGTACACTAACGTTTGGTACAGAAGCTCAAGCAGCTAGACACGTAGCTAATTATAAGAACACTCTATTCTTTGCTGTTGGTTCTGAGTTAATCTTTACAGCACCTTATACAGATCAAGACTTCTCTGCTGCTAATGGTGCAGGTTCTATAAATGTAGGCTCTGATATAACAGGTTTGATTGGCTTTCGTGAACAACTTGTTATCTTTAGTAAAGAACGTATACAGATATTAACAGGTAACACACTAGCTGACTTTGATCTTAATCCTGTAACATTAGACTTAGGTTGTTTATATGAAGATACTATCCAAGAGATTGGTGGTGACGTAGCATTCCTAGCATCTGATGGTATTCGTACATTAAGTGCTACAGATAGACTTGGTGACTTTGGACTTGACGTAGCATCTAAAGCTATTAAAAGGCAAGCTGATAGTTTACTTACTCAAGCTACTACTTTTTCTAGTATGGTTGTACGAGAGAAGGGACAGTATCGTTTATTTGGTTATTCCTCTACAGAAGATGAAGCAGTAGCTAAAGGAGTATTAGGTACTAAGTTCATTGATCAAGGCGGCACTGGATTTAACTGGTCTACTTTGAAAGGTTTTAAAGTTAATGTAGTAGATTCTAAGTTTGTAGGTAGTCAAGAATTAGTTGTATTCGGTAATGATTCAGGTTATATTTACACTATGGAAAGCGGTACAGCTAGAGATAGTGCAAGTATTGAGGCTATATTTCAGTCTCCATTTTTACCATTGCAAGACCCACAGATTAGAAAAACATTTCATAAGTTAGTCTTGTATTTAGAACCTACAGGTAACTTTGGTTTTACTACTAGCATTAAGTTAGATCAATTAGCACCAACAGTAATACAACCTAACCCTATTACTGTGGATGCACAAGGTACTCAAGCTTTTATATATGGTAACAGTGATGCCGTTTATGGAACTGCTACATATGGACAAGAGTTTGAAAAAGAGTATGCAAACAATCTTATTGGGTCAGGGAAAACAGTAGCTATTCGTATTGATGATGATTCTACTGGTTCAAGTTTCACACTAGATACAGCGGTAATTGAATACGCTACAAATGAAAGAAGATAAATATGGCAGGTTATACTAGACAGGATGTATCTGACAATATCAGTAACGGTAGTGTTATTGACGCTGATGATCTAGATACAGAGTTCAACGCTATTGAGACAGCTTTTAATGCTGCAAGTGGTCACACACATGATGGTACAGCAGCTAATGGTGCACCTATTACTAAACTAGGGCCAAGCCAGGATGTTGTAATTGCTACTACTTCTGTAACACCTGCTACTACTAACACTATAGACGTAGGTAGTTCTAGTCTAAAGTTTAAAGACTTGTACTTGTCTGGTGCTATTCAAGATGCAAACGTTGACTTAACCAATGTTACACTTACAGGTACTACAGCAGAGTTTAACACTGCATTAAGTGATGATGACTTTGCTACACTTACAAACACTGTAACACTAACAAATAAAACTATTGATAGCGCAAGCAACACACTTACAGTTGACCTAAGTGAAGCGACAGTAACTGGTACTACAGCAGAATTTAACACAGCACTCAGCGATGATAACTTTGCTACAATAGCTGGTACAGAGACACTAACTAACAAAACTCTTACATCGCCTACTATTACAACACCTACAATATCTTCTATTGTTAATACTGGTACACTCACACTTCCTACATCTACAGATACACTTGTAGGTAGAACTACTACAGACACACTGACTAACAAAACAGTAGACAGTGCTACTAACACACTTACAGTTGATCTAAGTGAAGCTACTGTAACAGGCACAACTGCTGAGTTTAACACTGCACTTAGTGATGGTAGTTTCGCAACACTGGCAGGTACAGAAACTGTAACAAACAAAACTATTGATCTTACAGATAATACTTTGTCTGGTACAACTGCAGAGTTTAATACGGCATTAAGTGATGGTAGCTTTACTACATTAGCTGGAACAGAAACTTTAACTAATAAGACTCTAACAACTGCAGCACTTACTAACCCTACTGTAACAAACTATGTAGAAACACTTAACACATCATCAGGCGCAACTTACACTGTTGATCTTGCTAATGGTACATTACATAAATTTACTACTACAGCTAATGCTACAATTACTCTGCCATCATCTGTAGCGGGTAAATCTTTCATTGTTATTGTGGCTTACGGTGGTGCACATACTTTGACATTTAGTGGTGGTAGTACTATTAAGTGGGCAGGTGGCTCACAACCTACAGCAACATCTTCAGGTGGTGCTTTTGATATATTCACATTTATGCAAGACGGTACTAATACATATGGCGTACCATTCGGGTTAAATTTCTAATGTTTGCAGCAAGTAAATCTTCTAGTGCAGGTGCAGACAGCCAAGTTACTGCCTTTAATGGTGGTCAATCTGTACATGTAGCCCACACTGACTGGCCTAATAGTGGTTCTTCTACTCAATATGACATTACTATTGATGCCAATACAACTTTTTCAAATGGTAAAACAATAGGACTAGGTGATATTATAGTAATTGGTATAGTTAGGACTAATGGTTCATTATATGGGATTAGTACATCTGATTTTACTAATTTGTATACAGAAATTGATCCTACTAACTTTCCTTATTATGTGTATTATGCTATCTATACAGGTTCTGATCTTACAATTTCTATAACTAAATTTAGTACTGCTACGCAACAACCTTTTGTTTATCATTATTTTTCTGTTAGGTATCCAGACACATCTAGTCCTATAGATGTTTCTATAGATGTAGATAGCTTTAATTTCATTAATACTACAGGAAGTTCACAAACTTATACTATTGATCATCCTTCCTTAACTACAGTTACAGATAATGCTATTATAATTAATGGATTATTAGGTGGAACTAATTCAACTAGTATTAATGTGCCTAGCTATATTTCTACACCATCTAATATGTCAGAAGCTTGTCCAGAAATACAAGGACTTGTTTGGGGAGGTAGTGGGGATACTTATAACTCTTTTACTGCAGTTGCACAAACACAAAAAACCACTGCAGGATCGTTTGACCCAGGAACTTGGGGGGATGTAACTGTTCCAGCAGGAGGGGGTTCCTTACCTACTTATCCCTATGTAATACTAAGAAGCTACACCCTAGCAATTAAACCAGCACCATAGTAGTAACATGACAGAGATAAAAATTACACATGATGAACTAGAAGATATTCTGGACAGAGCAGCAAGACGTGGAGCTAAAGAAGCACTACGTTCTATTGGCCTACTAGACGATGACGCACACAAAGATATCACTGAGATGCGTAGCTTGTTAGAGGCTTGGAGAGACACACGTAAATCTATCTGGTCAACTGTAACAAGACTAGTCACTGTCGCCGTACTGACTTTTATAGCTGGTG